CCTCGCATTTTCCCCGGAGGTAGGTTTGGGCATCCCGAATCCGGGTTTCGGATAAGACAGGACGACCTGTGTCGTTGGGGTCTTCTTGCGTTCGTTCCTTTCTACCCAACGAGGGGTACGCAAGTCGTCCTGTCCTACCTGAAACCCGGATTCGGAAACAGCAAAGGAACCCGGAATAGGAGAGAACTCCGTGGCAAGGGCCAAGAAGTCACCCAGAGGACGGGCCGCCACTCCGGAGCAGCAGGAGAATCAACTCATTTCGCTCGCAGTCCAGCGAGCCGAGGAGATGCTACTGGACGGCACGGCCCCTCCTTCCATCATCACGCACTACCTCAAGCTCGCCACGAGCCGGGAGCGGTTGGAGCAGGAGCGAATCAAGGCTGAGAACGACATGCTCAAAGCCAAAGCCGATGCTCTGGCGGCCTCAGCACGAGGGGAGGAGGCCTACAAGGAGGTTCTCGAGGCATTCAAGTCCTACGCCGGAGGAGGTGTGGGTCTTGAGTCGGATTCGGACCTACCATGAACTCTCTCGCATCGAATCCTTCGAGGAACGGTACGAGTACCTACGTCTCAACCAGGATCCAGGAGATCAGACCTTCGGTTTCGAACGGTATCTGAACCAATCCTTCTATCACTCGACCGAATGGCGTCAAGCAAGACAGAAGGTTATCCTTAGAGACGACGCATGCGACCTCGGGGTCCCGGGTCACGACATCTACGGTAAGATTCTTGTTCATCACATGAACCCGATTCGGCCCGAGGACCTCGAGGGAGAGTTCAATCCCGACATCCTCGACCCCGAATACCTGGTCTGCGTGCGACACGACACACACAACGCGATTCACTTCGGCGACGCGAGCCTGTTACCCAAGCCTCTAGTCGAGAGAACGCCGAACGACACGATACCCTGGAGGTGACCGTGGCTGATTCGATATTGAATGACATCAAGAAGGCTCTCGGCATCACCGAGGACTATACGGCTTTCGATCAGGAGATCATTCTCCACACAAACACGGCGCTCATGTTCGCAGAGGAGATCGGTCTCCCCTCGTTCAAGATCACCGGAAAGACAGAGACCTGGGATCAGTACCTTAGTGGTGTCACGAAGAACGTTGAGGCCGTCAAGACGTACCTGTATCTGCAAGTGCGGCTCGTATTCGACCCGCCTGCGAACTCTTTCGTCGTGACGGCGATTGAGAAGCAGCTTCAAGAGTACGCTTGGCGTATCAACCTGCAGAAGGAGACTCCATGAGCGACCAACTCATGCACTACGGGGTCAAGGGGATGCGCAAGGGCGCTCGGAAGAGCCGTGAGCAGCGGAATGCCGAGCGCCGCGCCAAGTACGAAGCCAAACTCAAGGCTAAGTATGGTGACCACGACATCGCTACGATCGAGGCCTTCATCAAGAAGCGAAAAGCGCAAGCAAAAGCGGCGCGTGACTGGCGTCTTGGTAACCAGCGCAACCGTCAGCTCACTGCTACTGAGCGTCGAGAGAAGTATTACAACGAACTCGACACCGGCCAGCTAGGCAAGACCTACGCAACCGATGCAACTCTCGCTGAAGCCGCTCGTAGGTACTACAAGAAGGGGCATAACAAGCGAATGGGTCATTCGGAGCTGATGCATTACGGCGTCAAAGGCATGAAGTGGGGCGTTCGCCGCCGTGCTCGGCGTGACGCCAAGGAATTCACCCAGGCCAAGATGTACTACGGTGAGGGTGCCGGCAATCGGCGGAAGCTGATCAAGGCAACAGTTAAGGCTCGCTCGAAGGATCCGTTCTACAAGAGCGAGTTCGACAAGGCCGTTGCTAATACCGACATGTCCAAGCGGGCTTCTCAGGCTCGAAGGCAGCGTGGTCGGAAGAATGCCCGCAATTCCGCCGGCAAGACGGTCCGCGGCGTCGGAAACATCGCCACAGGGAACCTCAGCCGGGCCGGAGGCGCCTTGGCTCTCGGTTATCTAGGGTATCAGGGGGCTAAGGCCGCTGGGATCGCCCCTACCGAGAAGCAGCTACTCACCAAAGCCGTCAAGGGGGCAAGGAAGATCAAGCGCGTCGTTCAGCACGACGATGTTCTCGCTCACTATGGCATCAAAGGTATGCGCTGGGGAATCCGTAAGTCTCGCATCAAGGGCGCGAAGCGGTGGACTTCCAAAAAGCAGGCCAAAATAGATGGTATGTCAGATGATCAGCTCAGGCGGGTCAACAACCGCCTCCGGCTGGAGAAAGAGTACCGTCAGCTGACCCAGACTCGGATGGAGCGCTACCGCGCCAAGGCGGGGAAGGTGGTCGAGGAGGCCGCAGCCAACACCTTGCAGAACGCACTTCAGAAGAATCTAAAGAAGGCGGCTAGCCTAGGCGGATCGGCTGCTATCAAGGGCGCCAAACGGTTCAAACGGTAGGACTACGACATGACTGACAATCTGTTCTTCATCGACGAGGACGAGGTCCTCGCACACCACGGCGTCAAGGGCATGAAGTGGGGCGTTCGTAAGCAGCGAGCCGCTTCTGGGGGCGCCGGATCAACCAAGAAGCGCAAGGGACTCTCCCGCAAGCAGAAAGCAGCCATCGCCGGTGTTCTCGGCACGGCCGCAGCCGCTGGCGCTGGGTACTACCTACATAAATCGGGCAAGGGCAAGAAGCTCGCCGCTCTGGCTAAGAAGGGCGGAGCCTCCGCCAAGAGCTATGCTCAGGGGAAGGGGCGCAACCTCGGTGCTCAGGCTCGAGTCAAGAGGGCGCAGGCCAAGAGGTTCGCTAAAGCCCAGTCGGACACCGCTAAGGGCGCCGCCGAGAAGCTGAAGACCACCAAGGCCGGCAAGTATGCCGAGGCCACTCGTCTCGCTGCCAATGCAGCCGCGTTCAAGACTGCTAATGCGGCCAAGGGCGCCGGTTACGGAGCCAAGCGACAGGCTTGGAAGGCCGGCAACAAGGCGCGTAGGGCTGCTTCAGGCGGAGTCAGCGGTGTGAAGTCTTCGGCCGGCATGGCAGCCCGTTCGGCTAAGTCTAAGTTCGGCAAACAGGCCGCTAAGGCTCCTGGTAAGGCACTGTCGACTCATGTTGTCCAGCCCGGTAAGGGCGTCGGCTACAGGAAGCTCGCTACCACCGGAACTAAGGTCATGGCCGGAAAGGGCGCCGGTGCCGATAAGCTCGCCAAACGTGCCGCCCTCGGACTAGGCGTCGGAGTGGGTGCTAACGCGGCCGCAGCGGCAGCAGGCGCGGCTATCAACCGAAAGGCCGCCGGCGGTAAGAAGGGCGGACGCCCAAGGAAGCGTCGCCGCTGACCATGCTCTCCAATACCGCTACCCCGCGATATTACGCTGAGTTCAGAGACGATGTCCTCGAAGGTCGGATTCCGATCTGCAAGGAGATCGAGATGGAGATGAATAGGATCGATGATCGGATTCGCAATCCCGGTTTTTATTACGATAGCGACGCTGTTGAGGGGTTCGTCCGCTTCGCGGAAGCGGAGATGACTCTAACCGACGGATCCGATCTTCGACTCCTACCGAGCTTCAAGCTCTGGGCTGAACAGATCTTCGGATGGTGGATCTTCACTGAGCGATCAGTTTACGTCCCTAACAAGACGACAGCTGGCGGCCATTTCGAGAAGCGCCGGGTGAAGCAACGCCTCATCAACAAGCAGTACATCATCGTCGCTCGAGGCGGGGCGAAGTCTCTGTACGAAACTCTCCTCCAAGCCTACTTCCTCACGATCGACACGTCGACCACCCACCAGGTGACGACGGCGCCGACGATGAAGCAGGCCGAGGAGGTCATGCAGCCCTTCCGCACCGCCATCACAAGGGCCAAGGGACCCCTGTTCGATTTCATGACTCAAGGGTCTCTCCAGAACACGACCGGCAACCGCGCACTCAGGCAGAAGCTCGTCCCCACCAAGAAAGGGATCGAGAACTTCATGACCAATAGCCTGCTTGAGGTTCGCCCCATGTCGATCGATAAGCTCCAGGGCCTCCGCACCAAGATGAACACGGTGGACGAGTGGCTCTCGGGCGATATTCGCGAAGACGTGGTTGGTGCTATTGAGCAGGGCGCATCCAAGGTCGACGACTGGCTTATTCTGGCGGTGTCCTCGGAGGGTACTGTTAGGAACTCGGCCGGCGACAACATGAAGATGGAGCTCCTCAACATTCTTCGAGGGGAGTACTCGGATCCTCACACATCCATCTTCTACTACAGGCTCGATGACCTCAAGGAGGTAGGGGATCCGTCGACATGGTTGAAGGCCCAGCCAAATCTCGGGGCCACAGTCTCCTACGAGACATATCAGCGAGACGTCGAACGAGCGGAGCACGTACCTGCGGCTAGGAACGACATCCTGGCCAAGAGGTTCGGCATCCCCATGGAGGGGTACACGTACTTCTTCACCTACGAGGAGACCCTGCGGCACAATCGTCAGGACTTCTGGGGTATGCCTTGTTCCATCGGCGTCGACCTGTCGCAGGGCGATGACTTCACCGCCTTCACATTCTTGTTCCCCCTCAGCCGGGGCAGGTTTGGCGTCAAGACGCGCTGCTACATTTCCGAGCGCACCATGCTGCGGCTTCCGGGAGCCACTCGTCAGAAGTACGAGGAGTTCCTGCAGGAGGGGTCGCTCATGGTGCTCGAGGGTACGGTTCTTGACATGATGAACGTCTACGAAGACCTCGAGGCGTTCATCGCAGACTGCGAGTACGACGTGCGCTGCCTGGGCTTCGACCCGTACAACGCCAAGGAGTTCGTGACTCGCTGGGAGAACGAGAACGGACCGTTCGGCATCGAGAAGGTGATCCAGGGAGCCCGGACCGAGTCTGTACCCCTCGGTGAAATCAAGGACATGGCAGAGGACCGCAAACTCCTCTTCGACCAGTCTATGATGACCTTCACGATGGGGAACGCCATCACCCTGGAGGACACCAACGGGAACCGCAAGCTCCTGAAGGCCCGACGGGAGAACAAGATCGACTCGGTCGCCGCCCTGATGGACGCCTGGGTCGCTTACAAACTCAACAAGGACATGTTCGACTAGGAGGTGAAGGACATAGGACTGCGAGATAGACTACAGCACGCCTACAACGCCTTCACTGGCAGGGACGTCGACCGATCGAACCTCGGTCCTTCCTACTCCGTACGGGCCGACCGGCTCGCTCTCGGATGGACGGCAGACAAGTCGATCATCTCGTCGCTGTTCAACATGATCGCCATCGACGTGTCCGCCACGCCGATCCGACATGTCGACACAGCTCAAAATGGAACGTTTGTTGGCGTTCGGCGGTCAGCCCTGAACGACTGCCTGATGCTAGAGCCCAACATCGACCAGAGCGGCCGGGCCTTTATCCAGGATGCCGTGCTGTCTCTGTTCGACGAGGGCGTCATCGCAATCGTTCCGGTCGAGTCAGACCTGGATCCGAGGACCAACAACAGCTTCGACATCAAGCAACTGCGAGTCGGGCGGATCACGCAGTGGTTCCCCGAGCAGGTCGAGGTTGAGGTCTACAACCAGGCTCGCTCCACCAAGGAGCGTGTGATCCTGCCAAAGCGCACCGTCGCCATCATCGAGAATCCTCTCTACGAGGTGATGAACAAGCCGAACTCTACCCTCAAGCGACTGAGCCGCAAGCTCTCCATGCTGGACCTGGCCGACGAGAAGACGTACACGGGAAAGCTAGACATCATCATCCAGCTCCCCTACGTCGTCAAGACCGAAGCCATGCGCAAGCGGGCGGAGAACCGCATTCAGTCTATCGAGGACCAGCTAGGCAAGGGCGGTCATGGAATCGCCTACACCGACGGTTCCGAGAAGATCACTCAGCTGAACCGCCCGGCGGAGAACAACCTGCTTGATCAGATCAAGTTCCTCACCGCCGAGCTCATGAGTCGACTGGGTATCTCGGAGGACGTCTTCAAGGGCACTGCGACGGAGATCGTCTGGACGCACTATTGGAACCGGGCTGTGGAGCCCGTACTTTCGGCACTCGCCGACGGGATGAGTAAGGCCTTCCTCACGAAGACCGCGCGCACCCAGGGGCAGGCCGTGCAGTACATTCGCGACCCGTTCAAGAACGTCCCACCGAGCCAGATCGTCACGTCCCTGGACACCATGCTCAGGGATCAGGTCATCACGCCGAACGAGGCCCGTACGAGGATTGGTCTGCCGCCATCCCCGAACGAGCAGGCGGATCAGTTGCAGAACCCGAACATCAACCCTCAGATGGGTGATACCTCCCTGGACGGCGAGGGGGATATTCCGGGCCCAGGTGGTCCTGATGTTCAGTCAGTGCTCAGCATGCCGATGAGCCAAGTCAGAGGAGAAGGATGAAGTTCGACTTCAGTGGCTGGGCCACTAAGAACGACCTGACCTGCTCCGACGGACGCACTATCAAGCATAATGCGTTCAAGGAGAATGACGGCCAGCGCGTGCCGCTTGTATGGCAGCATGGGCACAACGCCGTCGACAACGTTCTCGGGCACGCACTGCTCGAGAATCGCAATGAGGGTGTTTACGCCTACTGCGCTTTCAACGATACTCCTGGTGCCGAGAACGCCAAGGAGCTCGTGAAGCACGGCGACGTCAAGGCTCTCTCGATCTACGCCAACCGCCTCGACCAGCGAGGGGCTGACGTTATTCACGGCAACATCGTCGAGGTTTCCATGGTCCTGTCCGGGGCCAACCCGGGCGCCTTGATCGACAACGTTGCTCTGGAGCACTCGGATGGTTCATGGACCGAGTCCGAGGACGAGGCCGTCATTTATTCCGGTCTCACGCTCTCGCACGATTCCGGAGAAACAACGGAGGACACAGAATCCATGGACGAAGACGAGGTTTACGACGAGGACGACCTCACGGTCGCCGATGTCCTCGAGACCCTCGACGAAGACCAGCGTCTGGCAGTTGCGGCCCTTATCGAGGAGATCAGCGGTGATGTTGATGCCGAGGATGAGGACTTCGACGAGGACGAAGAGTTCGATGAGGACTATGACGACGAAGACTACGATGAGGACGCCGAACACGGCGACTTCGGGGGTGATACTCTGATGCATTCCAACATCTTCGAGGGCGACGCTCGTAACCACATGGGCCCGCACCTCTCTCACGCCGATGAGGAGCAGATCTTCGCCGAGGCTCGCCAGCCCGGCATGACGCTCCGCACCGCTGTCCTGGCTCACGCCGCGGACTACGGTATCAAGAACCCGGAGCTGCTGTTCCCGGACGCCACCAACCTGGACCCGGAGCCCCAGCGCATCATGCGCGAGAACTCTTGGGTTTCCAAGGTTCTCCAGGGCGCCAAGCACAGCCCCTTCTCCCGTGTCAAGACCCAGTGGTCCAACCTGACCGCTGATGACCTGCGGGCCAAGGGTTACGTCAAGGCCAGCCGCAAGAAGGACGTCGTCTACGAGGTCGCCAACCGGAAGACCGAGCCGACGACCGTTTACAACAAGACGAAGATCGACCGTGACGATGTCCTCGACATCACCACGTTCAACGTCGTCGCCTGGATGCAGCAGAACCTGCGCCTGGCCCTCGAGGAGGAGCTCGCTCGCGCCGTCCTGATCGGTGACGGTCGTGAGGTGTCCAACCCCGACAAGATCAAGGAGACCAACATCCGTCCTATTTGGAAGGATGACGAGCTGTTCTCCCACAAGGTCCTGATCGACAAGGACGCCAAGACTCCGGACATCATCGACGCCGTTCGTCGGTCCCGGAAGTTCTACAAGGGCTCCGGCATGCCGGTCCTGTTCACCACGAACGCGTTCGTGTGTGACATGCTCGAGATCAAAGACATCAACCAGCGCTACATCTACGAGACCAAGCAGGCTGTTGCCAACGCCCTGAACGTCTCCGATGTCATTGAGGTTGAGGTCATGGAGGGCGCCAAGCGCGAGGTCGGCGGCAAGACCCAGAACCTGCTCGGCATCATCGTCAACATGCAGGACTACACCCTGGGTGCTGACAAGGGCGGCGAGACTTCCTTCTTCGAGCAGTTCGACATCGACTTCAACCAGCAGAAGTACCTGCTGGAGGCTCGTTGCTCGGGCTCGCTGACGAAGTACAAGTCCGCGATCGTCATCGAGAAGGCTACGGCCTGATCCGGTCAAAATGGCAAGATTCTTCGGAAGCATAGGTTACGGACACGCCGTCGAGACAACGCCGGGAGTGTTCGAGGACAAGATCACGGAGAGGGAGTACTACGGGGACGTGAATCGTTCCCAGAAGCAGTACGACAGCGAGCCGAAGGTTCTTCAGAATCTCCGACTCAACAACGAGATCTCCATCTTGGCCGACTCTTACGCCGAGGAGAACTTCTTCGCCATCAAGTATGTGAGATGGATGGGGGCGCGCTGGGTCGTCACAAACGTGGAGGTCCGCCGCCCCCGTCTCATCCTCAACCTCGGAGAGGTGTACAATGGCCCAACGCCTTGAGTTCCACAACAAACTCGTCGAAGCGTTGGGCTCTAGGAACGTCTACTTCCAACCCCCGGAGTCCGTCCAGCTCACCTACCCGTGCATCGTGTACGAACGGAGTCGAGCCGACTCGAAGTTCGGGGACAACGCCAACTGGATGTACACGCCGCGTTATTCGGTCACCCTCATCAGCAGGAATCCCGACGAGCCGGTGCTGGACGTCCTGGCAGACATGCCCATGTGCACCTTCGAGAGGCACTTCGTCTCGCACAACCTTCATCACGACGTGTTCAACATCTACCAAGGAGTATAGATGGCAGCCCTTACATGGGACGAGACGGGCAAGAAGTTCTATGAGACTGGTGTGGACCGTGGGGTCCTCTTCGCCGTCAATCCCACCACTGGCGCTTACGGCAAGGGCGTCGCCTGGTCGGGTCTCACTAACGTGACCGAGACCCCGACTGGCGCGGAGCAGACCGACCTGTACGCGGACAACATCAAGTACCTCTCTCTGACCTCTGCGGAGACGTTCGAGGGCAAGATTGAGGCCTACACCTACCCGGACGAGTGGCTCCAGTGTGACGGCTCGGCTGTGGTCGACAAGGTCGTCATCGGTCAGCAGGATCGCACCTCCTTCGGCCTGGCCTACCGCACCATCAAGGGTAACGACCAGCAGAAGAACAACTTCGCCTACAAGCTGCACCTTCTGTACGGCCTGGCGGCCTCCCCCTCGGAGCGCTCTTACGGCACGGTCAACGACTCCCCTGAGGCGATCACCTTCTCGTGGTCCTTCAAGGGTACCCCCGTGAACGTCACGGGCCACAAGCCGACCTGTGTCGTCACCCTCGACTCCAGCGTCGTGGGAAAGGCCGGAATGACCGCTATCGAGAAGCTGATCTGGGGCGATGGCACTGGCGACCCGAAGCTCCCGACCCCCGACGAGGTTATCGCCGCCGTCAAGGCTGCGGCCTGACAACTCCCACGGACCCCGTGATCCGCTCCGGGGTCCGTGGTGACCCCAGGGAGGAACGAATGCTGACGATTCGCGTCGTCGGGGATGAGCTCTACGACGAGGATCGCAATGAGTTCATCAACGGATTCGAGGGTGACCTCGAGCTGGAGCACAGTCTCGTCGCTCTGTCAAAATGGGAGTCCAAGTGGCACATCCCCTACATCGGCAACGAGAAGCTCACCGAAGAGCAGGTCCTGGACTACATCAAGTGCATGACCCTGAATGACGTCGACCCCGTCGTCTACTCACACTTGTCCATGGATAACGTGAAACGGATTCGAGAGTACATCGAGGACTCGATGACGGCCACCACATTCGTGGAGTCCGAGGGATCCAGCCCCGCTCGAAACGTAATCACGTCAGAGCTGGTCTACTACTGGATGGTCGCTCTCCAGATTCCGTTTGAGTGCCAGCACTGGCACCTTCACAGACTTCTCACACTCATTCGAGTGTGCAACGTCAAGAACCAACCCGACAAGAAGATGTCGACCGCCGCTATGCTTCGACAGAATCAGGCTCTGAACGCGGCGAGACGGGCCAAGTACAACTCGAGAGGTTAACATGCCTGGTGTCACTCCTCTTCTCCACGGTAAAGTTCGAGGAGAGTCCAGTCCGTTCAGTACCGTCTACATCTCCCCTACCAACGGAGTTACCGACGCCTCGATCACCCTGGGTGCGAACCCCGAGTTCGAGCTGGACGTCCCTTTCTACGAGGGATCCAAGGCCCTGGTTCGGGTCGTCCGCAAGGATGGTTCCTCGGACCAGAAGATCATCGAGCTCAAGGAGTCCATGCCTGAGAAGGTTGTCTGGTTCAACAACCGGGCCGCTGCTGGCTACGGGACGTTCGACACTGGCTGGATCAAGTGTCCCGACGACAACGCCTACGTCTACCGCATCATGGCGGGCATAGTCTACGTCAAGCGCAATAGTGACTGGCAGACTCAAGACCTAAACGGTACTCGAGACGTCAAGGTTGTCGATCTCCCCAAGGAGATCCAGGTTCGAAGCCGGACAACGTTCGTTCTCCCCAAAGGTGACTACACGGACGACGGGTCCATCATCGAGATCTGGCCCGGAGATGCAACAACGCCCCCACGCGTTCGTGCGCAGCTCAAGAGTAACGGCGCTCGGATTATCCCTGTGCTCTCCGCCCCCATCGAGAACTCCAACGGCTGAAAAGGTCAAAATGACTGTATCTCAATACGCAGCATCCTGCGCCAGGTACTACGCCGACGTCGCTGATGTCGGTTACTCGCAGCCAGATCGCTGGACTTTCTACGATCGGTCCGACTGGGACGGTTGGCTTATCAATCCTCCCGCCAACGCCGACTGTTCAGCTCTTGTTGCGGGCTGTTACAACCTCGCGGCTCACCACGAGTGGGGTGAGCCCTTCACTGCCGGCTATTTCCCGCGGTCGACCTGGACCGGGTCGCTGCGGGAGGAGTGCCTTGCTCGTAACTTCGCCGACATCTCGGATTCCTGGACCGGCAACGAGCCTGATGGTGGATTCGAGATCGGCGACGTCATCCTTAAGGAGGACCCCTCCGGCGAGAACGGTCACGTGGCTATAGTGACGGGTCTCTGGCCGACCCTCCTTTCCGAGGCATGGATCGCCGAGGATGGGAGTACCGACGGTTACATGGGCGACCAGACCAATAACGAGGTCCGGACCAAGCTCTATGATGAGCATCCGTACACTCAGTCCGCATCCTGGACGCACTGTCTTCGTCGGCGAGACAATCACGGCAGCTCCGCCCCCTCGCACGCCGAGTCTTCCTCGGGTACTTCTATCCAAGAGGCCGTCCTTCGCGCCGCCGACGCAACCGGATGCCCCTGGTGGGCTGCTCTCGGTTGCCTCAAGGTGGAGACCGGTGAGGAGGGCGCCAACATCTACGGCCACGACGCCGGAGGTGCCTGCTCGGGCTGGGGCGAGGTTACGGAGCACAACTTCAAGAACTACTTCTGGCCCATCGTCTCTGATTGGGGCACTTCGAACGGAGTCGGCCCGCTTCAGATCACCTACAACGGGTATTTCATCAACGATCCCGACCGGGCCTGGTGGGATCCGCAGAAGTCGGCCGAGGTCGGCTGCTCCATCCTCAAGGGCCTCATCGACGCCGAGGGCGATTCCTACGAGGACCTCCGTCGTGTGGGGTCCCGATACAACTCCGGGACCATGTATGGGTCCTACGAAGCGTACGGTGTGCCGTTCTCCGACGCATGCCGCTACTGGTACAACAAAGGCCGTCCGTCTCAGGGCACGAGCGACGGCGGAGAGGAACTCGAAGTGTCATACGCAACCGATCTGCTTTCTGAGATCAAGGACCGCCTTGTCGAGGTCTCTGACCAGACTGGTGCCGGCATCGCCGGGCGTCGTTTCGACGGACCCATCGTTGGCTGGCTGAAGGACATCTCCTACAAGCAGGACCTGATCCTGAAGGCTCTCAACGAGGCCAAGCCGAAGTCTGACGAGGGCAAGTGAGGCCATCGTGCCTTACTGCCACGTCAAAGGAGACATCCCCCCGTTCGCCACACTAACCGTCGATCCCGATGACGGTCCCACCTACATCGATACTGCCGGAGAGAACGGTAAGATCGATGGTATGGTGTGGTTCTTCCGCAGCACCAATGCTCGTCTCTTCTTGGACGACCAGGGATGGCCCGCCACCAAGAACGTCACTCTGAGTGAGGACAGCGTCGTCGACGTCACCATCAAGACTAATCGTCCTGCTGGTGGCGGAGGTAACGGGAACGTCATGGTCCTCGGTCGTGAGGAGCAGGTGCCCGCGGGTACTCCTCCGAACACGGTTATCGTACGAAAGGCCTGATCATGGCATCCCACATGAAGGGTATCGCAGTCTCCAAGAACCAGGACGAGAAACTTAGCGTTCCGTCGGCCGCCGGGGACTGGGCTCTGCTCGTAGTGGGTGGTCAACTCAACCACATGCAGGATTGCACGCCCGCTGGTTGGACTGGGAAGTATGCCGGCGGCGAGGACATCCGGTCATGCACCGTAGCCGTCAAAATGGTTGCAGATCCTGCCGATACACAGGGTGTAGCGTGGAAATCTCCGGACCCTGCCCACAACGGACGGCACGTTGCGGTACTCATGGTATTCGACGGGGCCAAGGTCAAGAGCCTTGCCCCTCGTGTACCTGGAGGAAGCGCCGACGGCTGGAAGAACGGACCGTTTCCTCAGATCACAGGGTTTGTGCAACACGATGTGCCGACCAATCCGCTGGCGACTTTCCCGGACAGCGTTGAGTCGTTAACCAACGGCGCCTGGGGCAAGGATCCCAAGATGTCCTGGTCTTCGATTGTCGTCGGGTATGCTCAGTCGGCATATGTCCCGCCGACGGATACCGGTGTACGCTCCCGCTTCGGCGTCGACGTCCAGCTTCAGGAGCAGACTGGCACGCTCGATCCCACTCTCGCTGACGGGTCGGGTGTTCGTGTCACTGTGTGGGATGGGGCTCGGGAGACTCCAACCCAGGCAATGCGTGCGATTCCAGAGGGCGCCAAGACAATTTCAGAGCTGCTCAGTACGCCACATTTCATCGTGGGACATCGGGGCGGATCCCAATCCTGGCCTGAGCATACCGAGATCGGCTACACACAGGCCGTCGATTATCATGTTCACGCTCTGGAGTTCTCGGGCGCTCTGACCAAGGATGGTGTCTGGTTTGGATGCCACGACGAGAGCCCGGGGCGTCTTGTTCCAACTCTGACCAAGAAGGCCGTGGAGTACACGTGGGAAGAGATCAAGGTGGCGGCGTCGAAGACCCGGTACATGCCGGCGAGGCTCGACTGGCTGATTGAGACGTATTCCCAGAGTCACGTCATCGTCTTCGATCCGAAATATCAGCTCTCCAAGTGGAAAGAAGTCTGCGACATGTTCAAGGGCATGGAGCAGAAGATCATACTCAAGTCGTACTGGGACTCCAAGTGGGCGTTCGACATGATTCGGGAGCGCGGATTCAAGACCTGGGGTTACGCGTACAACTCCGATATCACCAAGGAAAAGTATCCGGACTTCCTCGCGGGGAAGAACTGCGATATTCTATCCATGGAGTTCGACGCGCCTCAGACCACCTGGGATCCCTTGAAGGCTTCGGGCCTCTCAACGGTTGCGCATATTCCCGCTGACGTCAACCAGCTCAACACCGGATGGTCCCGAGGGGCTACAGGGGCCATTGTGTCTGGTGTCGCAGCTGCTCTTGAGAGGGCCGCATGAGTCCGGCGTTCACGCTGGAGATGGATTCGAGGATGGAAACGGGGAAGTGGCTCGAGAGACTCAAAGAGGGCCGCTTCTTCGATTTCCTCGACGACTGCGGACAGGCCGGGGTGGCTGCGCTAGCTGCTGCTACTCCGGTCAGGTCCGGTTACACGGCATCCAGCTGGTCTTACGAGATTAAGCGGAGCAGAAACCGAGTCTCGCTGGTCTGGAACAACTCCCACGTGGAGCAGGGTGTCCCGATCGCAGTCATATTGCAATACGGGCATGGCACCAGGACCGGTGGCTATGTCCAGGGCGTGGATTATATAAATCCGGCGCTCAGGCCTATATTCGACAGCATCGTCAAGCAGCTTGAAAGCGCGGTGAGAGGCTAGTGGCGTCAATCGAGGAGCGGGTAGTCGCTCTTAAGTTCAACAACGGCCAATTCATGAACGGGGTTCAGGACTCCCTCAACGGAGTCAAGAAGCTCGAGGAGGGGTTGGCATTCCGTGGCGGTGTTGAGGGGATCAATCAGGTCTCAGCGGCCGCCAAGAACCTTAATTTCTCGGAGGCCCAGGCGGGCATTGCCGAGACTACGAGCAAATTCTCGGCTCTCCAGTCGATTGCATTCGGCGCGCTCGCTAGCATCGGCGGAAAGATCGCAGAAGTCGGCTCCTCGATGCTCTCGAGCTTCACGGTTCAGCCACTTATCGACGGCATGAAGGAGTACGAGCTCCAGCTCAACTCCGTTCAGACCATTCTCGCTAACACTGCCCAGAAGGGCGAGACGATCCAGACCGTTAACGCGGCTCTTGATCAGCTGAACACTTACGCGGACCAGACCATCTATAACTTCGGTGAGATGACGTCCAACATCGGTAAGTTCACCGCTGCCGGTATCGGACTGGACGACTCAGTCGCGTCGATTAAGGGTCTGGCGAACTGGGCAGCCGTGGCTGGTGCTAACTCCGAGTCCACCTCGAGGGCTATGTACCAGCTTTCGCAGGCTATGGCCGCGGGAACGGTGAAGCTTCAGGACTGGATGTCCCTGGAGAACGCCGGCATCGCCACCAAGCAGTTCCAGGACCAGCTGATTCAGACGGCCAAGGTCCACGGCAAGAGCGTCGACGAAATGATCGCCAAGAACGGGTCGTTCAGGCTCTCCTTGCAGGAGGGGTGGCTGACCCAGGAGATCATGATGGAGACTCTGAAGCAGATGGCCGGTGAGTACACCGACGAGCAGCTTCTCTCCATGGGCTACACCGAGGAGCAGGTTGCTCAGATCCAGGAACTGGCCAAGACCGGTATGTCTGCGGCTCAGGACATCAAGACGTTCTCGCAGTTGATGGGCGTTATCGGCGAGGAGCTCGGTTCGTCCTGGTCTCAGTCGTTCCGAATCATCTTCGGTGACTTCGAGCAGGCCAAAGAACTGTGGACCAAGGTCGGCGCGTTCCTCACCGGCCCGAGCGGTGTCATCACTCAGATGGGTAACGCTAGGAACGCCCTTCTCCAGGGCTGGGCAGACCTCGGCGGTAGGCAGAAGGTCCTCGAGGGCCTCGCATCCCTGTTCCATGCCATGTGGGATCCGTTGCAGCGCATCGGTCAGGCGTTCTCGCAGGTCTTCAGCGGTCCGTCTGCCGAGGGTCTGTACGCAATGTCCGAGGCGTTCGCCAACTTCATGGCCAAGCTGGTCCCCAGCGAAGCCACTGTCGAGTCGATCGGCAACTACTTCGAGTCGTTCTTCCGGATCGTCAAAATAGGTGTACTGGTTCTCACTGACTTCGCCAAGGTAATCGGATGGATCGCCGGTGGAGCACTCAAGGGACTAGGAGCCATCATTTCCAACCTCCGTGGTCACACCGCGGGTTGGTCTTGGAGTCTCCTAGAGAGCGTCGAGGCCGTTCAAGCTTGGTATGAGAGCCTGAATGTAGCCGAGAACGTCATCAAGGCCCTTATCTGGACCGGTAACGGCCTGAAGCGTATCCGGGGCAACTTCTCCGAGGGGTTCCACGACGAAATCACGCCCAGCCTCAAGCGCCTCAAGGAGGCCTGGGACAACCTATGGGCGGCTCTAAAGTCTGCGGGATCCGGAATCAAGGAAGCCATCGTCGGACCGTTCCGAGAGCTCAAGGAGGGCGCCCAGGAGGTCGGTCAGTCGCTCGGTCTCGTCAGTGACTCCACAGATGAGGCCGGGGCAACCGCCGAGGAGAACGAGTCCAAGTTCACCAGGCTCAAGAACAAGATCGTCGACCTATTCGAGTCTGCCTACAAGAAGTCATATTTCTGGGGACAGCACCTGGCCGACCATCTTATTCCGGCGATTGACAAGCTCACCAGCTTCATCAACTGGCTGACTGAGTGCATCAACAAGCAGGCCATCGTCGTCAGCGACTGGTTGACTCCCAAGATGGAGCGGCTGGCCGCACTCTACGACGAGGTGTCCACTAAGTTCAGCGAGTGGGCTGAGGCCATGCAGAACGGGCCTGATATTGCTTGGTTGTCATCCCTTGGCGGTATTCTTTCGTCGTTTGGAGCCGGTGTCTGGGGCGTCCTCAAGAATCTGGCGACTCTGAACTTCGACTTCGACACCAAACCGTTCCATAAGGCGTTCAGCGACCTCAAGACGCTCATGGGCGAGTATGCCGAGTCTGTCAAGTACGGCTGGAACACCACCAAGGAGTTCATCGCCAACCTTGAGCTCAAGGACAAGGCTACATCCGGGTGGCATAACTTCGTCAAGCTTATACACGGCATTGGTAAGGTTTTGTCCACCGTGGGCCACTATGCCGTCATCGCTGCCAAGGCGCTCATCGAGCCGTTCAAGGGCGCATTTGCTGAGCTCAAGAACATGGCCGACAACGGCGACTACGGAGGCATATTCGACGCCATCCTCAAGACCGGGGCGCTGGTCACGTTCCTTGCAATAGCTCGGAATGTTATCAACACCTTCAAGGAGTGGGGTAAAGCCGGATCCAACTTCGCTGGAATCCTCGGCAGTGTCAAGGACGTCATCGACGGGTTCAAGGAATCGATGGAGGCCACGACCGCCAAGGTCAAGGCCACCACCGTCCTTATTCTCGCCGGAGCCGTTCTCGTTCTGGCCGCTGCGCTCTGGGTCGTCGCCCAGATCCCGGCGGGCAAGATTGTGGCCGCTGGTGCAGCTCTATATTTCATGTTCAACATGCTCAAGAAGGCGGAGGACGAGCTGTCCAGCGCCGGTGAAGGCAAGGACACGAAGGGGCTCGCTAAGCGAATGTTGGCGCTGGTTGTATTGGCCGGAGTCGCACTCCTATTGGGCAAGGCGCTGAACAACATCGGCACCATGGACTGGGATGATATCCTCAAGGGAACCCTTGGACTCTTCGCAGTCATAAAGATGTTGATGATGGTGGCCGATACGACTACCAAGAAGAACAAGGATATCCTGGCGTTCGCTCTCACAGCTATTCCGCTAGGCATTGGCGTTATGCTCCTTGCCTATGCGGTCAAGCCGCTTGGTGAGATGAGTCTGTCTGACTTGACCCAGGGTGTTCTGGCACTTGGTCTTATCATGAAGATGATGACCATGATGTCTCAGATGGGTACAGTCAAGATCAAGAAGGCCTCGGCATTCGCATTCCTTGCGCTGGCATTTACCATGCGACAAATTGCGAAAGTCCTAACCGAGATCGGTGAGTTGTCTTGGGGCGACACGATCAAGGGTATCATCGCTATGGATATTTGCCTGGCGTCCTTGACGTTCACTGTCGAAAGGCTCGGAAGTGACAAGCTCTCCGGCGGCAAGTCTCTTGTCGGGGCTTTAACGATCCTTGTCCTGGCGGCGACGCTTAAACTCATCGCCAGCGATATTGAGAGCTTCGCCTCCATGCCATGGGGCGACTATCTCAAGGGGTTGGTCATGATGTCAGCAGCCCTGGCCGTTCTCGTTGGAATCAGCTCCATCGGTGGGGGAAGCCTCGCTGGTGCTGCCGGTCTCTTCATTACCGTGGCCGCTCTAGCCCTCCTGGCACCTGTTATGAAGATGCTGGGGGAGATGGACTGGGCCACGGCAGGCAAGGGTATCGCCATCATGGCTCTGGGGTTGGCTGCTCTTGTGGCGGTCGGATATGTTGCCGAGTTCGCTGCAGTCGGCCTACTAGCACTGGGCGGCGCCATCCTGATGATCGGTATGGGTGTTGGTCTAGCGACTGAGGGTATCGCCAAACTGGTTGATGCCATTGCGAACCTGTCGACCTCGGGAGCTGACGGCGTCCAGACATTCCTCACGGCCGTCGATGGCTTCATCGAGAGAATGCCTGCGATGGGTACGGCGCTCGGCGAGGGCTTCATCAACTTCATGCAGGTCCTCATCGACAATTCGGGCACTATCGTCGAGTACCTCAAGCTTATCCTGACGTCTGGCGCTCAGGCTATGATTGAGTCTATTCCGACGTTCGTTCAGCTCATGACCACGATCCTCCTGGCGATCATCCAGGTCATATACGACAACGCCCAGGCTCTGATCGACTGCGCCATATTCTTGATCCTGACTCTGTCACAGGCTCTCATCGATAACATGCCGCAGTTGGTCCAGAGGGGCTCGGATGTCCTCATATCCTTCTTGGATGGGTTGAGTCAGAAGATCCCCGAGATCGGTCAGAAAGCTACGGACTGTATCGTGGCGTTCATCACCAGTCTCGGTGACGAGATGCCACGGATCACCGATGCAGCAGCCAAGACCGTCATCAAGTTCATCAACGGACTTGCTGATGCGATTGAGAACAATTCCGAGGCTATGGCTCAGGCGGGCGTTCGGCTCATCAGCGCCATAATTAGGGGTATCAGCACCGGCATCAAGACTCTCGTATCCACGGGTGTTTCACAGATGAAGAATGCTGGTATTCAGCTGGTCAACGGCCTCAAGAATGCGATCACCGAAAAGCTCTCCTCCATCGCCAGTGCGGTCACGAGCATTGGTAGCACCGTTGTTTCGAAGGTCAAAGCGGCGTTCGGTATTCATTCTCCTTCGAGGGTGATGTACGAGATCGGTGATTTCTTGATGCAGGGTCTTGCGAACGGTATCACCGATAACACTGAGCAGGGGATCGCGGCTGCCAGCACCATGGCCACTGACACCGTCGACGCGTTGTCCAAGGGCTTCGGTAACACGAAGGATATTTGGAACAATGCATTCGGAGAGAATGCCGATCCGACGATCAAGCCGGTTCTGGACCTCTCGCAGGTCGAGGAGCAGGCGGGTCGTCTCGACGAAATTCTCCCCAAGGAGGAGATCGCGGGCACTCTCACGACGACGGCGACTGCACAACTCGCAGGACGAGTCGTTACTAGCACTCCGGTGAAGTCGAATGACACTGCCGCCAGCGAGACGTACAACCAGGGCACAAACCTAGTGTTCAACCAGTACAACAACTCGCCGAAGGCGCTGTCCGAGGCGGAAATCTACCGCCAGACTCGTAACCAGATCGAGCAGGTGAAGGGAGCCATGTACGAGCTATGATTGAGTCAATCGAGTTTCTTACGTACCGACAGCAACGCGTCGTTCTTCCTCTGAGAGATCCTTGGGGGATTGGCGTAGCTGTCAAATCCGTTGACGGCCTGTCGGCTACGAAGGCCTCGATCAACACGACTGAACTGGCTCTAACGGATGTGGCTATATTCAACGGCGCGAGGGCGGGAATGAGGAACCTCAAGATCAAACTCGCGCCGTTGCCCATGCCCGACATCGAGACCAGCAGGCAGCGCATATACTCCTGGTTTCAGATCAAGCAGCTCATGACTGTGTATATCAACACGGACAAGCGCAGAGTCAAGACCGAGGGGTATGTTGAGGCGGTTGAGGCGGACATATTCTCGAAGGAGCAGGAGATCAACATCTCCATCCTATGTCCTGATGCCTACTGGCATGACGCGGATACCAGCATCGACAAGAACCTCGAATGGTCCAGGGAGATCCCCTCTTTCGAGTTCGACTTCATGGACCAGCCGTCTCCGTCGTTGGAGTTCAGCAAGGACCGCGGCTTATTGTCCGCTACGATCGACTATGAGGGTGACGTGGAGACCGGGTTCACCATGGTCTTCACTTTCCGCCCAGGAGCCAAGCTTCCGATCACGGTGACCGAGACATTCTCCGGCGACCAGTTCAAACTCACCGGGGCGTTTCTCGACAAGACCTACTACAAGGTCGATCCCATCGTGGGTGGCGACATCGTCACGGTCAATTCTAGGACAGGGCGCAAGTCCATAATTCGGAACCGGGGCGGTCGCAAGGACAAGTTCATAGCGGCGCTGGACCGCAACTCGGACTGGCTTAAGCTGAGACCCGGGGTCAACGAGTTCCAGATTGCCATGAATGATCCGAATCTCACGGACGTGTATTTCTCAACCGACGTTCTCTATCAGGGGGTGTGACGTGTATCTTGCGGTTTTCGACGAAGCCATGGTTCTCCAGCATATCTGTGAGGACTACAAGTCCATCATCTGGACTGAGAGGTTCCACGGATTCGGTGACTTCAAACTCACGGTTCCTGGGACCCTGGAGAACTTGCAGATCTATCAACTCGACTACTACCTGTACACCAAGGGCACGAACAAGCTCATGATCATCGAGCAGGTCGAGCTCAACACGGAGTACAGCAAGCAGTCGATGCTGACAGTCAGCGGGCGCAGTCTTGAGTCCATATTGGATCGACGGGTAATGCATCCCTATCCGATTTGGGAGGGGACCAGGTTATGCATGCACGAGCGAACAAAAGGGAAAGTCAAAGATGTTATTAAACACTACACCAACCTGCTGTTCAAACAGAGGGACTCGCTAGACACGTCGCACGAGAGACATGTCACAGGATTCGGTTGGTACTCGGTTGATGAGCTACCCGCGGGGATTCGCAAGGGTCGACCGGTTTCCTCCATGGACATCGGAAACATCAGGGCTAATGCCAACGGCACCGTCCGAAACATGACGCGTAATGCCGATTACTCTCATGCGGCCTATGACGATACCGATCCATATATTATGGAAGGCTCCTGGTACAAGCTCGTTCAGAATCTAACCGATTTGACCATGTCGGGATGGGCGATCGAGCACGACGGGGAAGATCCATATTACTGGTACGGGTATACGTATAACGGCGTGAATCGAACATTCAATCAAGGTGAGCGTCCGCCGGTAGTATTCTCTCCGAAGTATGACAACCTATCCAAGGCAACCTACTTCAAGTCCAAGGTGTCTACGCGAACAAAGATATTCTCGGGTGCTGTGAAATTCACCGTACCCTTGGAGTTGCAGCTCTCAAAAGAGTATCTCGATGACAACCGAGACTCCGCGATGCAGAACAACTCCGTCACTGTCGGTACCAGGGGACTCGGTCTGCGAGAAGGTTATTTCCAGAGTCCGTCGATCGAACACACCAACGGGTACATGATCTCGAAAGGGAGCGGCCAGTGGGGAGTGGCATCGATCGACCCCGAGTCCATTTATCGGCAGATCCACGAGCAGTGTAATACTGAACTGTGGCGTCACATGCCCCTCGAGATGTTCTCGGGTGAGGCCGCCCAGCAGTCCATGTACACTTACAACGAGGACTTCTTCCTGGGCGATTTCGTGCAGATCCAGAACGAGTTCGGGCAGCAGGACATCGCTCGGGTAACCGAGTACATCCGCACCTCCTCGGACTCGGAGGGCGACGTCTTCTATCCGACGTTCGAGTCCTTGTCCGATATTCAGAAGTCGAAACCGGGGTTGAACATCACATGACAGAGAAATCAGGGTTCTTCGTTTCCATCAACGGAGACCGGAAGTACTCCGCTGACGACTTCGGCCGCATGTTCGACGGAGTCATCTCGGACGGTATCTTCCAGAACTGGGGTCGAGGGTACCAGGCCGCCAAGGGCTCTGGACGAGAGATCGTCGTTCAGTCTGGTCGCGCCTGGATCAAGGGGCACTGGATTGAGAACGACGCGAACAAGGTCTATGCACTCACCGAGGGCGCTACGGACGGCGATCGTTACGATGCCATAACCCTAAGGGTCGACAAAACACCCAGCGTTCGCTCCGCTGGTACCCGTGTTATTCAGGGTACTTCAGGGGGCGGGGTTCCTCAGCCAACTCAGACGAATGACGCCTTCGAAGTCATCATCGCCTATATTCGGGTCCCCAGGGGAGCCAAGACGAATGCCGACTTTGAAGTCACGGACTGCCGCGGCAGGGTCGGCGCTCAGTATGCCCAGTGGGCTCAGAGCGTCATGCAGCCCAAGCAGATCGCTCTGAACAACAAGAACGACTTCCTCAACGCCTTCAATAATGACCCGAATCTCAAGCGAGTCATTACTCGAGGTAACAACCTGGGTAAGGTCATGACGCCTGCCCAAAAGGCTGCCATTCGAAACGGGACGTTCGACGGCTTGTGGCTGGGCGACTACTGGCAGTACAACGATAATTCCTGCAAGTGGATCATCGTCGACTTCGACCGGTGGCTGGACTACCCGAATGGCGAGAATCAGCACCGCATTACGGTCATGAGCGACCGCAACCTAGGGATCGACAATATTGGCGAGTCTGGATGGTGCGAAAACGGCTGGAACGGCTCCAAGATGCGACGGGACTATGCCAATGGCATGGTTCGTTTCTCCACGCTCACTCAGGTCTTCGCCATGTCGGACTTCCGGACATTCCCTGTTATGGAGCCGCACGGTTACGAGAACACCGGGAATGCCTGGGAGCGCACGGAGAAGGACTGGACCTGGGAGTACCCTCAGCTCACTATCCCATCCGAGTTCGAGATGTTCGGCTCATATCTTGTGCACAACCGCATCAACGGTGACACCCACACTATCGGCCCCATCTCCCGTCAGTTCTCGTATTTCCGTGTTGGCAACCCGATTCCGACCCCGGGCGAGTCCTTCTGGCTCCGGGATCAGATCTCTAAGGACTACTTCGGCCTGTACTACGGCGAGCAGCGTCGTATCACTTGGGCCCAGTGGACTGAGAAGTACGGAGTGCGCCCAATCGTTTCTATCGGAGGCTAAATGTCTCATACTGTGGAGCTAGTGATCACCATATTCGGCTCCGTTCTCACCAGTACTGGTCTCTGGGCATATCTCCAGAAACGTGCGGAAAGGCATGATGCCAAGACGCAGCTGATGCTGGGTCTAGCGCATAACCAGATCGTGGCTATGGGAACCGCATATCTGTCCCGTGGTTACATCACCATCGATGAGTTTGAGGACTTACAGAAGTATCTGTATCAGCCCTACCACACTTTCGGCGGAAACGGGACTGCCGAAAAGGTAATGGACGCCGTGAACCGGCTTCCGATCCATTTTCCTGACACCCGAAGAAAGGACAAGCGCTATGTCGCTGTCGAATCAGACCTACAACACTCTGAAGTGGATTGCTCAGATCCTGCTTCCTGCCCTCGCCACCCTGTATCTCGCCCTGGCGGGTTTGTGGGGTTTCCCTCACACTGAGGCGGTTGTTGGTACCATCACCGCTCTCGACACTTTCCTGGGCGCTCTGCTCGGTCTCGCGGCCAAGAACTACGAGCCCGAGGTTGACGGCGTGCTCCATGTGGACCACAAGAACCAGGAGGTCTACGCCGCTCTGGAGACCCCTGCTCAGGACATGACCAAGAAGGACACGGCCACTCTGAAGGTCTCCGAGGTCTGACGATCCGCGGGATCGACATGGTCTATAATGATACCCCTCATTTGAAAGGAATACCATGTCCGACAACAAGCCGAACACCAAGAAGGCACTCGAAGACGCTTACGCATTCATCGACGGCATGGATCCCGACAGTGAAGCCTATCGCGAAGCTCTCCGCAGCATCAAGGAGCTTGAGCAGATTCAAGACGCAAAACACCGTCGTTTCTGCCCCAGCCCCGATGCTGTGGTGGGCGCCGCCGGCTCCATCCTCGGAATCCTCGCCATCGTGAAGGCTGAGCAGATCTTCCCCGTCGCCTCCAAGGCACTCGGATTCGTCGCCAAGATCCGCATCTGAGACACGAAAGCCTAGGACCCCACAAGGGTTCTAGGTTTTTCGCAAAAGTTCTGAATTTTCGAAATCCAAAAATTCCCGGGTGGGAAAATTGGAACGCGGATTTTGCAAGGCATATAACGAGACCCCTCACGAAAGGAATTCGCCATGTCTAGCCTCTTCATCGCATTCGGTTTCATCTCCTTCGTCATGTTTCTGTACACCGTCTACTCCCAGGCGCAGCAGATCAAGGCGCTCAAGAAGACCGTCCTCCGCCAGCGGCACCTTCTTAAGTGTGCTTCAGATCAGCCCGCCCAGGATCACGACGACGTAGAGAAGCGGCTCGAAGAAGATTGGGCCGAGATCGAGAAGATCTTCCGACAGAACTCTACCAAGAAGTGACCCTCACTCCTAGGACCTCACAAGGGTTCTAGGTTTTCGCAGAATCAGCAGGGCATATAATGAGACCTATAGACCGAAAGGACTGATCATGCTGATCTCCCGCCTCGTCGAGAACCTTGTCAAGTCTGTCATCTACTGCGTTGGAATCTACGCCATCGTCAAGTGGGTGCTCTCCCGCTACAAGATCTCGAAGCAGGATTTCACCAATCCCACCACCATCGATCACAATCTCTGACACACTCCTAGAACCTTCACGGGTTCTAGGTTTTCGCGGATTTCGCATGGCCTATAATGAGACCCCCATCTGAAAGGAACCATCATGACCCGCGTCGTCTTCTCCGTTGCCCTCCTCGCCGTTTCCTTCGCCACCCAGTACTACATGACCAAGGTGCTTGAAGAGACGGTCGAGGAGTACGCAAGCAAGAAAGCCGCGGAGCTGAACGCTCCCTCCAACTGACCACCTCATCCCTAGAACCCAACTCGGGTTCTAGGTTTCTCGAGAAAGGAACGCACATGAACCCCGACGACATCGAACTGGAATTCTCAGATCCGGATCCTATTACCAATACGCAGAAGGTCACCCTCACGGTCCCCGCCGACGTAGCCCCCGAAGTCGCTAAGCAGATGCTCCGGAATGCCCTCAGGGATCCCGTCGCCGTTGAGACCTGGCGAGTAGAGCTTAGCAAGATCGAGAAGGAGAGTAAATGAACCTCGCATTCGTCAAAGCCACCCAGGACTTCGTCGTACGCAACTCGCACCATATCCTCACTGGACTGGCACTGCTGGGCCTCGGGGCGTCGGTCGCTCTGAGCGTTCATGCGGACCGCCAGATGCAGGAGTGGGATATCGACGACTTCAAGCGCCTCACCAAGGAGCAGCGAATCAAGATCTACGCAAAGATCTACGCTCCTCCGGCCATCGCCATATTGGCCACCGGCGCTTGCGTCATCGGCGCTCACAGCATCTCGGTCAAGCGCGAGTCGTCCCTACTCCTTGCTTACGAGGGCACACGCCAGGTGTACGACCGTTATCGCGCCTCCGTCCAGGATCGCCTTGGTCCGGAGGAGAAGACGATTTCTCAGAATGCCGCGTCAAAGATGGATCCATATCCTCGTGACGCAGCTGTGGTTTGTGGCGAGGGCGACGTCCTGTTCTACGACGCCTACAGCGGCCGTTATTTCAAGTCCACCGTCAACAAGATCGACCGCGTCGTCAACGAACTGAACTACACGCTCCTCCGAGAGATGTGTGTCAGCCTCAACGAGTTCTATGCCGGCATCGGCCTCGAGGGTATTTCCTTGGGCGACCAGCTCGGGTGGAATGAGCAGAGGCAGATCGAGGTGCACTACGGCGCCCAGGTCTCGGATGACGGGAAGGCCGTCGTGGTCGTTGATTTCGTCGTCGAGCCCACTGAGAAGTGGTTCAAGCTATCGTAAGAAGAACAAGGAGTATAATGAGACCCATCTAGAAAGGAATGACCATGAGTTTCAAAGAGACCACCGGTTACAAAGTCGTATCCCTTGTCGCCTCGACATCCGCCAGCATTACAGCAGGTGCCGTTGTCGGCGCTCTCTGCCCTCCAGCCGGAGTGGTATTGACCGCCATATACGGTATCGGTAGTAGTGTCCTTGGTACATATGTCGGCGACCAGGCTGGACGACAGTACGCCGAGACCCTTGCTGAGACTATCGACTCCATGAAGACGCCCTCGACCAACTAGACGCCCGTGCCCTCCACCAGAGGGCATAGGCTTTCGCAAATTCTGCACACCCTATAATGAGACCCCATCAACTCGAAAGGAACTCTCATGTCCGAGAACACCGTTGCCACCACCGTTCCGACCTCCGAGACCGTTGAGGACGAGACCCCCATCGTCACTGTCAACTGGACCAAGCTCGGTGCCGTCGCCAAGAAGAGTGCGCGTTACGTGCTGCCCGCCGCAGCCGGTTTCGCCGCGCTCGTCCTGGTGAAGGCCCTTGCTAACAGTAACAGCGACGACGAGGATCCCGCCTCCGACTCGGACGACGACATCGTGGACGCTGAGCTCGTCGAAGAGTCTGACGACTGACCCTACTCACCCCTAGAACCCAACTCGGGTTCTAGGTTTCTCATTTTTCAGAAAGGACGAACGATGGAGCTTCAGGCGGCCGTGGTGGTTACCCTCACCGAGAACGGCAAGACAGTCAAGCGCGTCATCCAGAAGAGCGACAAGTTCGACGAGAAGACCTCGTGGGACCATATTGTCAAGCAGACTAAGTCGCTCGCAGCCACTACTCTCAACTCGATGGACTGAAAGGTATATCCATGATCAAGATGAACGTCAGCGCCGAGACCTTCGACGGCGACATGGTTACTGAGACCCTCTGGTTCCACATGAATAAGGTGGACCTGATTGACCTGCAGCAGTCGCAGCCCGACGGCTTCGTCGACACCCTTCAGGCGTTCATGTCTCGCAAGCCCGAGGACTGGACCACGAAGGACAAGTTCAAGCTGTTCGACTACTTCCGCACCATCGTCGACAAGGCCTACGGTGAGCGGTCGTCTGACGGCAAGCGTTTCAGCAAGTCGCCGGAGATCCTCGCCCGGTTCAAGGACAGCATCTTCTACGACGAGTTCGTGCTGAGCCTGCTGGAGGACGAGAAGAAGAGCATCAAGTTCTTCAACGGCGTCATGCCCAAGGCGCTCCTCGACCAGGCCAAGAAGGAGCGGCCGGACGTATTCAACCAGATCGAGGCCTGACAAACCCGAGCGGGGCCCTGGGGAGACCTGGGGCCCCGCATAGCAGAAGGAACGAACATGACCGATAACGTACCCGTGCGGGGCGATTTCCCCTCCAACTCACGGAAGACCAAGCCCGCAGTCGAAAGGGTCGTCAAGACTCCGGCGCGTATTGACAAGGGCAGTCTTGGCAAGCAGGCGCTTCAGGCGTTCTTCGCTGAGGACATCAAAGAGGTAGCCAACTACCTCCTCTGGGATATTGCCCTGCCCAGCGTCAAGAACGCCGTGAGCGATATCTTCACATCCGGGATCGACCGTCTGCTCTTCGGAGGCGACGGCGGTCCTCAGCGCTCTCGCAGCAACAAGACCTACACTTCATATTCCAATCGGACTTACGGACGTCGAGAGACTCCGACCGAGCGGACGTACACTCAGAGGGACCGTCGGGAGCACAATCTCGAGTCCATCATATTCGCAACCCGTAGTGAGGCCGAGGATGTTCTGAATCACTTGATCAGCATCTGCGACCAGTACGACGTGGCGACCGTGGGAGACCTGTACGGCATGGCCGGCATTTCCCAGTCGTACACCGATGAGAACTGGGGATGGCGTGATCTCCGAAGCGGACGCGCTGTCCGTTCCCGCAATGGATATATTCTCGATCTACCGAAACCGGAGGACGTCCGATGAACGACGACGAAGAGATGACAGTTGTCTACGGGCTTACATCCATATTCCTATCCATCTTTATCTTTCTCCTCATCCTCGCCGGTCTGGGATCCCTGCCGGTCTGGGTCATATTCGCAGGGCTAATAGTCATCAACGCCATCCTCATCGCAGGGATCGTGAACGACATAAGGAACAACAAATGAGTGTCGAGCAGATGCGCGCTAAGCTGCGCACAGCATACGGAGGATCGGCGGTATGGGTCGCCAAAGTTGACCGCATGAGTGACGGTCAGGTAATCGCAGTCTACAAGAGCCTTAACGAGAGGAAGTACTTCGCATCATGAGTCTTACAGTTATTTCGCGCCTCGCCGGCAAGGGCGCTCTCATCGTCTCCAAGCACGCTCCCGCCATCTTGACGGGGCTGGGGATCGCCGGCTTCACCGCAACTGCAGTCCTCACGGCCAAGCAGACTCTGAGCGTCGGCGAGGTCACCTGGGAGGACCTGAACGAGCTGTCGACCGTCAAGGCAGCCGAGGACGAGGAGAAGTTCGACAAGCGAGAGATCCAGATTGCTAAGGCTCGTGCCTGGGGCAACCTGACAAAGCACCTTGTCAAGCACTATGCCCTGCCGCTGAGCCTGGGTACGGCCTCCGCCATTTCTCTGATCCTGGCGCACCGCATTTCTGCGCATCGGATTGCAGGTCTATCCATGGCCTACGCCGGTCTCGAGGAGTCCTTCCGCAACTACAAGGACCGTATCGAGGAGGGCTTCGGTAAGGAGGAGACCGAGCGTATTCTCGCCGAGGCTGACGCCAACGCCCTTGACAAGGCAAAGATGGACTACTACAACGAGACAGGGCGAGAGTTCCAGCTCAAGCCCGAGGAGTTCATGCGTGAGCTCGGCGTCTCGCCATATGCTGTCGTGTTCGACCAGAACGCGAAAGCCTGGGAGGGCAACGAGGACTACAGCCTCATGATCCTCCACGCTCAGGAGAACTACGCCAACGACATTCTGCGGACTCGTGGGTATCTGCTCCTGAATGATGTGTACAAGGGCCTCGGCCTGCCTCCGACCTCTGCCGGTTCCGTGGTGGGCTGGGTATACGACAACGAGGACGGCGACGGTATCGTCGAGTTCGGCAACTTCGAGGTATTCAACTACCGCGACTACGACCCGGTCCTCGGACGTGAGGTCACCAAGTTCGTCCTCGACTTCAATGTCGACGGCGTTATCTACGACCAGATTGACAGGGTGGCAATTCGATGAAGGTAGCATTTCTGATCCTGGTCGGCTTCGCCATCGGTCGAGCAACTAAACGAAAGGGACGCAAGTGAAACTACTACCGGCACTCGTCGTCGGTCTTACGGCGACATTTCTTGCCGTACAAGACTTGAAGGGCGAGAAGAAGGAGCCTGAGGAGAAGGCTGTAGAAACTCCGGTCGAGCCGGAGGAGGAAGTGAAGGAGCCAACAATGGACGAGTATGAGGAGATCGTCAACGACGAGTATCTTGACATCACCATGGAGGATGACCTCTCCGAGATTATGGGAGAGGATTTCGAGGAAGAGGACGACGAGGAGGTCGCGGAGGGTGATACCATCCGAGCCATCTCCGAGCAGGAGTACGACGAGGGCGCATTCGGATTCGAGCGCGTCAACTTGATGTATTTCGTCGACGACGAGGTCCTGTGTGACACGGACATGATCACGATCGACAACAAGGAAGAGTGGCTCGGCGACGTCGAGCTTATACTCGGACCGGATGAGATCACGGTCATGTGGATCCGCAACTTCAACCTCTCCTACGATATTCGCCTCGAGGTCGTTGAGGACTCGTACTCCGGATCCCGCTGATGGAAGAGGAATACTTTGACTTTCTAGTCTCATTCTTGGGTGAGGATGAAAGTCGGCTGCCGAGCATGTTTGACAGCTACTTCCTCCTGATGAAGCTCTACCGTACCGAGTTCCGCTACTCCGCCATGATGGACCGCAATCGGGACATGGATGGCCGTGAGTGGCGGAACCGCTACGGCGGCGAGCTTCCGCCCGCATTTCTCAAGCGCCCGGCCAACGTTCTCGAGGTTCTTCTCGGACTGGCCGATCGTATGGCGTTTGAGCTGGACGATGACGAGGGCCCCGCTCCTTATTTCTGGGAGATGATCAACAACCTCGGAATCAACTTCATGGACTGCGACGTCATGCTGGACGACAAACTCGATCGAAAGGTCGAGAAGGCTATCGACCGATGGATGAGTCGTCAGTACGATTCCCACGGACGAGGAGGCATATTCCCTCTCAAGTTCGTTCCCGAGTTCTACGAGTCGGGGGAGTTCCCGAGCCAGAACCGCCTTGAGCTCTGGTATCAGATGCAGCTCTACCTCGCGGAGAACTACGACATATAAGGAGTCAAATGGATTTCTACGAGATCAAGGAGCGAGCCCTGAAGTCGGGCACCACCGAGGTACGGCCGGCCTGGCGTGTGCACCGTTTCAAGGATCTCATGGTTCGTGGGAAGTCCTTCTACGCCGTGTACAACCCCGAGACGCATTTCTGGAGTACCGAAGAGTACGACCTGACGCGTATCGTGGACGCCGACGTGGCCCGTCGATTCCAAGAGGCCTCAGAGAGAATTGACGGGTCCGTCTGGGCACGGTATCTGGGGGACTACGACTCCAAGACATATGCTGACTACAGGGCATGGATGTCCAAGCTTCCGGACGTCCACCACCCTCTCAATGGCAAGCTACTGTTCGCCAACCAGACCCCTCGAAGGGAGGACTACGCAACCAGAACACTCTCATATTCTCTGAGCGACGATCCCTGCCCCGCCTACGAAGAGCTCATGAGCACTCTCTATGATCCGGACGAGAGAGAGAAACTTGAGTGGGCCATCGGATCCATATTCACGGGAGATTCTGCCTGGATCCAGAAGTTCTTCGTGCTCTATGGATCGTCGGGATCCGGTAAGTCGACCGTCCTGAATCTCATCTCGAGACTGCTGGAAGGTCACGTCGCATACTTCGACGCGGCGTCTCTCGGGCGGCCTAGCGATCAATTCGCCCTGGAGCCGTTCAAGTCGAATCCCCGTGTTGCTATACAGCACGACGGCAACCTCGCTAGAATCACGGACAACAGCCGTCTGAACAGCCTCGTATCCCATGAGACGATGGTCATGAATGAGAAAGGGAAATCCCTCTACGAGTTTACGCCCGAGGCGATGTTGTTTGTGGGTACTAACCTACCCGTGCGTATCACCGACTCGAAGAGCGGGCTGACAAGGCGCCTCATCGACGTAGAGCCTTCGGGTCGCAAACTCGATATTCGTCGGTACAAAGAGATCATGTCTCGACTTGAAGACGAGCGCGGAGCAATCGTCAAGCACTGCATGGACTTGTACAAGGCTAAGGGTCCGTCGTATTACGACGACTACAAGCCCATCGGGATGATGAGTAAGACCAACCCTATCTTCAACTTCCTTGATTTCTATCAGGACGAGTTGGACGATGAGGATGGTGTCTCTCTCAAACGCATCTACGAGATGTACAAAGAGTACTCCCAGACATATTCAGACGGAGCTATGTACCCTATGTACAAGTTCAAGGACGAAATCCGGGATTACTTCGAAGAGTTCCACGATCGTATCATGGTTGACGGGACCAGTAGGCGCAAGGTGTACAAAGGGCTATTGAAATCCAAATTTTCCCAGGGGGAGAAGAAGGAGAGCCCGATTCCGGACTGGACTGAGATGCAGGAGCAACCGTCATATCTCGACGAGCTCTACAAGGACCGTCCGGCGCAGTACGCCAATGAAAACGGCCTCCCGGCAAAGCGTTGGGACGACGTCACAACGACATTGAAGGACTTGGACACTAGAAGGGAGCATTATGTCCTCATACCCGAGCAAGACGTCGTCATCGACATCGACCTCGACAAGGACAGAGACAAGTGTCTGGAAGAGGCTCGCAGGTGGGTTCCCTCCTATGCTGAACTCAGCCGATCGGGGGGTGGAATCCACATCCACTATCGATATTCGGGGGATCCTTCCGTACTTTCACGGCTGGTGCGGCCCGGAGTCGAGTGCAAGGTCTACTCAGGCAAATCCGCCCTCCGTCGACGCCTCACCGAGTGCACCGCCCACCAGGGCCTTACCGCGGTTGAGGACGGATATCTTCCCGTCAAGGAGAAACCCTTGATCCGTCAAGAGGTCATGCAGAACGAGAAGTCAATCCGGAAACTCATAGAGCGGAACCTGAGGAAGGAATTCCACCCCGGGACGAAGCCCAGCATCGATTTCATCATGAAGGTGCTGTCGGACGCCAAGGAGTCTGGGATGGACTACGACGTGTCGGACATGAGGCAGAAGGTCCTCACGTTCGCCATGAAGTCTACCCATCAGGCCGACTACTGCATCAAGCTGGTGCAGGAGATGCCGTTCTCCTCGGGGAGCGACCATGAGGAGACCTATGAGGAGCCGGACGACGACACCCCGATCATTTACGACGTCGAGGTATTTCCGAACCTGTTCCTTGTGAACTGGAAGGTTCGGGGGTCCGACAAGATTCAGAGGATGATCAACCCGACTCCGAACGAGATCTCTGATCTTGTGGAGCGGAAGCTCGTAGGATTCAACAACCGTCGGTACGACAACCATATCCTCTACGGTCGTATCCTGGGCTACTCGAACATCCAGCTCTATCACCTCTCTCGTAAGATCATCAACAACCTTATCAAGGAGGGATTCCGAGAGGCCTACAACCTGTCCTATACCGATATCTACGACTTCGCCGCCAAGAAGCAGTCCCTCAAGAAGTGGGAGATCGAGCTGGGCATCCACCACAAGGAGCTCGGTCTTCCCTGGGACGAACCGGTGCCGGAGGAGATGTGGGAAGAGGTCGCCGCATATTGCGACAATGACGTCATCGCCACTGAGAAGGTGTGGGACCATCTGGAAGCGGACTGGGAAGCTCGTCAGATCCTCGCTGCGATCGCGGGTCTTCCGGTCAACTCCAGCACCAACAAGCTGACCACTCAGATCATATTCCAGGGCCAGCGAGACACACAGAAGTATTTGCAGTACACAGACCTGTCGGAGATGTTCCCCGGCTACAAGTACGAGTACGGCAAGTCGATATATCGTGGCGAAGAGGTCGGCGAGGGCGGTTACGTCTCTTCCGAACCTGGCTACCACGAGAACGTGGCCTTGCTGGATATTGCGTCGATGCATCCCACATCGATCGAGGAACTCCAACTATTCGGGCCATACACCAAGAGGTACAGCGAGCTCAAGAAGGCTCGTATCTTGATCAAGCACAAGAAGCTAGACGAGGCTCGAACGATCCTGAATGGTGCGCTGGCTCCATATCTGGACGACGATTCGAACCTCGACGCTCTGGCTTATGCGCTGAAGATCGCACTGAATTCGACGTACGGACTCACCGCCGCCAAATTCGACAACCCACTCCGAGACCCCCGGAACGTGGACAACATCGTCGCTAAGCGCGGCGCATTGTTCATGGTCGACCTGAAGCATTTCGTTCAGGATAAAGGATACACCGTTGCCCACATCAAGACGGATTCGATCAAGATCCCGAACGCCGACGATCGCATCATATCGGAAGTCTTCGAGTTTGGCAAGAAGTATGGCTACACATTCGAGCACGAAGCGACCTACGATCGTATGCTGCTCGTCAACGACGCCGTGTATATCGCACACGACAAAGACGGCTGGCACGCAACCGGCAAGCAGTTCCAAGAACCTGTTGTCTACAAGACTCTCTTCACCGGAGATCCTCTGGATCTCGAAGATGTCGCCCAGACACGATCGGTTACTACACGAATGCTGCTTGAATTCGGCGAGAATGACCGCAAATTCGTCGGACGTGTCGGGCGCTTCATTCCCGTTAACCCAGACACTCCCGGGGCCGGTCGACTTGTGCGAGAGAATCATCGAGTGGACAGCGAGGGTACTGAGATTATTTCATACGGCGATGTCGGCGGTTGCAAGGGGTATCTCTGGCTTGATTACGAAGACGCCGGAGACGACTGGCGAGCTAAGCTGGACAATCGATATGGAAGGGAACTCGTGGACGCTGCCCGAGGGCAAATTCAGAAGTATACGGACGTCGATACCTTCCTAACAGTATGAATCGCGAGACGGGCAGGGCATATAATGAGACCCCCACCAGAAAGGTACTGCCATGTCCTGCCCCTCCCTCGCCCGCCAGTACGTCCTCACCAACCTTGCTGAGATGGGTGTTGGCTTCGCCATAGCTACGTTCGCCTACTACGCGACGCGTGACTACTGCGACCAGCACCACCTCTCGGCAACGAAAGAGGACATGCTCGCCATGGCCAAGAACATCTGCGACACATTCAAGACCAACTGAACCAACCTCACACTTAGAACCCAACTCGGGTTCTAGGTTTCTCGAGAAGGGAACGAACGTGGTTATCTCAGTAAAAGACTACATCCAGGCATGCAATGAAAGGGACGAACCAATGCCCAGCACTATTTACGATGCCTCCAAGACCCCTGCCGATATCCTCATCGACTACAGCCAGCATCTACGCTGCGAGGTAGAGAGCATGAGGGACGAGGAGATTGAAGAGATCATCAAGAGGCTTGAGCTCTGCGCCGACAACGCTCACGGTCCCAAGCGCCACCACCATATCGATAGACTCGTGGAGATCTGCCGGAACGAACTGGACGACCGGGATCTCGTGCGTTGCCTTGTCCAGGCGGGGCTCATCACGGGGGTCTCATTTGTTGAGGAGGACGATAATGAGTGACAAATCCCCCGAGCTCTCCGAGCTTGCGACGGTCCGCCTCATTCATGGCAGCCAAGTAGCCATCGAGTCATTTCTGTCGTCTCTTCCGTCGATGATCGAGAAGACCACGGATAGTGAGCTCTGGTCGTTCATCTGCAAGGTCGACCTCCTTCAAGAAGAGCTCGGTGACCTACTGAACCCCTCGCAGGAGGATTGGGTCAAGAGGCTCTACGATATTCTCATAGAGGAGTGGGACGCCCGGTGGCTCCTCATGCGCCTCCACGACCACGGCATCATCCGCCTAGAGAGGAGGCCATGAAGTACGATCTTTATTCGCCTCCATATTACGTCGACCAAGTTCTATCCCAAGACTACTACCCCATAGAAAGGAACACGACATGGCCGTCAACACTTACACTATCAAGAACGCCCGACTCCTCTTCCGCAACTTCGCTGGCGAGAAGGACCGCTTCGGGAACACAGCCCGTACCTTCTGCGTCATCCTCCCTGACGACGCCGTCGACGACTTCCGGACCGAAGGGTTCAACATCAAGACCCTGAAGCCTCGGGACGACACGGAGGAGCCTCTTCCCTATATCAAGGTGAAGGTCAACTTCGGAGGCCGTCCGCCCAAGATTGTCTCGATCATCGGACGTACTCGTACGCTCCTTAACGAGCAGACAGTCGGCGCCCTCGATTTCGCAGACCTAGAGCGGGCCGATATTGCCCTCCGCCCCTACCACGGACGCACTCAAGCTGGAGTGGAGTTCTGCTCGGCATATCTTGACAAGGGCTTCTTCACCATCGTGGAGGACGAGCTTGAGGCCATGTACGCCGAGGACGCCGACACCGAGGAGGTTCCGTTCTGATGCCGCTCGAAGTCAAGCTCTTCAACCCTCGCCGTAGCGTCTGCGAGGCGGTCAAGATCACCGAGGATAATCTCCGTCTGGTCCGCAACTGGGCCGCCAGCGATGAGGAGATCAAGGCTCACCTTCACACCGGAGCCGTCGGCAAGTGGATCATCCGCCGTAGCGACAACAAGTTCGACCTCATGACCGAGGGTCAGCTCTGGGGTCTCTACGAACCCATCCTGCACTGACATCCATATCCACGGGGGCCCTGGGGAGACCTGGGGCCCCCATACACCGCTAGAAGGAACGAACGCATGCTCAAGAAGCTTTATTTCCACACACGCGAGGGCCGTAGCTACGACTTCGACATCGTCGCTACAGCCAAAGTCGACAAGCCCGGGTTCACCGAGTGGATCGTACAGGTCGATACCAATAACGAACTTGGTGTCCATGAGGTCCAGGCCAGTACCGATGACTGCACATTCGACGTCGTATCCGACGACTCTCTGATTATCTGGGAACTTCCCCCGAGTGAGGAGGCTAAAGATCCTAACCTCTGGACAGTCAATATCGAGACGATAGACTTCAAGTTCTATACTATCGAGGGCGAGATACATTGGACGAAACACGGCGACCTCAAGGTGGAGACCGGCGACTGTCGCCTCAACTACCTATCGTCACGCCTCCGTGAGTTTGACGTTAACGATATGTCCCGGGTTATCACCGCTCGTTACAAGCAGTGATCCTCATTTTTCTGTATTGTACTTGTGTAGGAGACGCAAATGAAACTGGTACTCAAGGACCTTGATGGCAACGTAGCCCAGCGAAAGATCAAGGATTTATGTTGTGATGGGGATATTGGAGACGAGGACCCCCGGGCCGCTCTGGTTATCGTCGAGCTGGATGACACCCTCACATATCTCCCCATCGATCAATTTATCTGCGAGGAGTGGACTGAGGATACCATAGTTGTCAAGGAGGACTGGGCATGAAAGCATATACTGTGGAACGACACGGCGAACACTGGATCGCCTGGCACGAGGAGGGGCTGACGACATGATTTCTGCGTACCGTCTCGTGGAGGAGGCCACTGGTGACAACGCCTGACCCGATGCCCGACCCGAACATCTACGATATCCGAGAGGACGGAAGTGTCTACGGGAAGCGCTCAGGCAAGCTTATACCTATCCGGACGTCCCGGTATGGTCTTCCGCAGATTCGTTTTTACAAAGGGCATCGCTACCGTGTTCAGCTCCTCAGCAAGATCATCTGGACCCATTTCCATGGCGAGATCCCGTTCATGCACGAGGTTCGGTATAAGGACGGCGATCCATGGAACTGCTCCTTGGAGAATCTATATCTGAAGGACTTGAACGAGGAGTTCACGCCTCTGGATCGCTGGCCGGGCTTTGCTATCAGCAGGGGCGGCGAATTGATTAACATGACTACCCTGCATCGGATCAAGCCCATGATGCCTCCGAGCAGGACCAACCTCATGTTCTCGGTCCGCGTCGACGGAGAGAGTCGAACCTTCCCGGTTGCTTTCACCGTCTGGGAGACGTTCATGGGGGAGAAGGTCAACTCGCATTATCTCTGCCACAAAGACGGCAATGTCTGGAACTGCGCCCTGGATAACCTGTATCTCAGTGACGAGTACCCTTACTTTCCGCCCAAGGGTGATAAGGAGGACGGACCGAAGTACAAGCCCATCATCGAGGAGGACGGAAAGGAGTACATGCCAGTCGAGTACTATATCCACATGGTCGACGGAGTGAAAGGAGAGAGGGAGAGTGGAATCCCCCAGCACTGCCGACTTGGCTCCTACTGAGACATTCAAGGACAGCACCGTCGACGATATCGAGGTCAGTGATCTCGGTAGGGTTCGTCGTATCTCGACTGGTCAGATTCTTACGCCTTGCCTTAGGGCGAACGGTTACGTCCAGGTTACCCTGTGGGATCGTGGAATTAGACGGACGAAGTATGTCCAGAAGCTGGTCTGGGAGGCCTTCAACGGCCCTCTGGAGCCCTTGCAGAGGGTTGCACACCTGAATGGTGACCTGACTGATAATAGGCTCTCAAACCTCTTCCTGGAGTCCCACAGCGACTCGATGAGGAGGGCGTGGGATGCCAAACGACGCAAGTGGGAAACCATATACCAAGGAGTTCTGTGGTGAGTGAGTACAGGAGCCCGCACAACGACGGGCATGATCCGTATATCCTGATCTGGGAGTACGGGAATGACATTCGGAGGGCCGAGTTCAGCGAACGCTGGGCTGAGTACGACGAGACCGGTTGGACCATCTGGTATTTCCGGTTAGTTGACGGAGGGATCATGACCTTCTCGGCTCGCGAGTGGGAGCAGAAGGACGACGTCAATCATCTGACGACCATCTGGATGAGGCCTTCGTTGTACGATATTGAGAGGAAGGAAAACTGACATGCCATCGAGGGAATTCGTTATTCTGATCATCTTTCAGGGAGACAAGATCATCCACAGGGACCCAGGCTGCTTCGATATCTGGACCATCAATAAGAATGGCAAAACCCTAGTGACCATTCAGAACACTACCACCGAGGAGTACATATTCGAAGACCTCCCGATCAAAGTCATGTCCACGAAAGCGCCATACATCACCATCCGAGCCGAGGAGACATCATGATTCCACCAGGCCACATCATTCTGGTCATCAGCCGAGGGGATAAGATCATCTACGAGAAGGAGGGTATCTTCAATATCTGTTCCTACATGAAGGACGGCGAACTCATGGTGGCCATTCGGGATGCTATCAAGGACGAGATCATACTCGAAGACTTTCCGTGTGTCGCCGTGAGTACGAACGAGCCATACGTCCAGATACTCACCGAAGAGGACTGAGCCTTGGGACCGGTTGATCTGTGGCCCCATCAGGTCGAAGCGGTGAAGAACCTGAGGAATGGGTGCATATTGACCGGTAAGCCGGGCTCGGGGAAGTCGGTTGTCGCCCTCCAGTACTACGTCGAGAGAGTGCTGGGGGTGCGGCATCCGGCCGATCTTCCGAGGCGGCTTGCCGAAGGACCCAGGTTATATATAATCACCACTGCTCGCAAGAGGGATGATCTCGATTGGCAGGGGGATGTCTCGCTGTATGGGCTGACGGACTACACGACGGTTGATTCATGGAACAACATCAGTAACTACAGTGACATCCGTGACTCCTTCATCATATTCGACGAGCAGAGAGCTATCGGCAGCGGCAAATGGGCCAAGACATTTGTCAAGATGGCTCGTAACAACGAGTGGATCATGCTGTCTGGCACGCCGGGTGATAACTGGATGGACTACTGCCCGGTTTTTATCGCCAATGGCTTCTTCAAGAACCGCACCCAGTTCGAGAGGGAGCACTGCCAGTTCAACTACAGAGCGGGCTATCCTCGTCTTGAGAGATATCTTGGGCAAGGGAAGTTGTTGCGACTTCGGAAGAAGGTCCTCGTTGACATGCCTTTCGTCAAGAAGACTGTTAAGAAGCGGACTGATGTCCCGGTATCCTACGAGGAGAAGCCATATCGTACGATCCAGAAGTATCGCTTCGATCCATACAAGGAAGAGCCCATCAAGAACGCTGGAGGCCTCTGTCATGTCTTGAGAAGAGTGACGAATGAGGATCCTGTGAGACTTGAGGCGGTGAGGGCCTTGTGTGAGGAGCATCCGCGAGTCATCGTCTTCTACAATTTCGACTATGAGCTCTTCATGCTGAGGTCGTTGGGGGATATTCTCGGAGTACCGATCGCCGAGTACAATGGGCACAAGCATGAAGTCTTGCCGGAGGGTGAGCGATGGGTGTATCTTGTGCAGTACACGGCTGGTGCGGAGGCTTGGAACTGTACCACTTGTGATACGATGATATTCTTCTCTCAGAACTACTCTTGGAAGGTCATGGAGCAGTGTGAAGGGCGAATCGACAGGCTGAACACTCCTTATTCAGTCCTGAACTACTACTACCTGAAGAGCCAGTCACCCATCGATCAGGCCATTTCGAGGGCGATTCGGGTCAAGGAGATCTTCAATGAGAGGGGCTTTTACGAGTCTCTGAGGTGATTGTTGTACCACCCGTTGTACCACTTGGTATGGCGGGTGGGCAACGATTCTGTTGTTTGTGTGACTGGAGTGACGTATGTGTTTTGCCAGTTTTTTTGCCAGTTTTGAAACGGGCCAGAATCTGTATTGTACACGTGCGCCAAATTTTGCCAGTTTTGGGGCGATTTGCCAGTTTTGAAACGGGGGTGGCAAACGATCTGGCAAGCACTTTTCGTTGGAATTGCAACGATCATACCCCTATTTTGCCAATTTGCCAGTTTTGTTCTAGTTGCCAGGAGTTGAGTAAATTTTCTAATATATAGAGAGTATACAGAAAACTATTGGCAAGTGGCAAGTGGTACTGTACATGCAGTCTGGGTGCAAGTCTCAACGACATGTACAATAGACCGCGTCGCGAACATGCATCCTAATGAAGGAGATGGGCCTTCTATATTTTCGACCCCTCTCGCTTCAGCATACTTCCCACGGTTGGCCCGAACTACGCTACCTCAACACCGCATAGTAAACTCAAACAACTTACGAGTACCGACACATGCGGCGCCAGGGCCAACCGTGGGTATAATTCTTGATTCGAGGATAGACCCCATGCTCGAACGCGACTACCAGCGCGGACTCATATCCAGGATCGAGGAACGCCTTCCTGGCTGCCTCATCCTCAAGAACGATCCGAACCACAATCAGGGCATACCCGACCTGATCATCATATTCGGATCCAAGTGGGCCGCACTCGAGGTCAAGAGAAGCGCCGACGCTCCTCACCGACCGAACCAGGATCATTTTATCGACAAGCTCGGTGAGTGGTCCTTCGCATCATTCATATACCCAGAGAACGAGAAAGGAACGCTCGATGAACTGGAACGTACACTCAAGGCTGGAGGGCCTGCATGCATTTCTGAGCGCCAGCAAGCACAGTTGGGTCAACTACGACGACGAGAAGCTGGGCGAGGCGTTCAGGACAGCACAGGCGGCAGCAATGGGGACCAGGCTTCACGCCCTGGCCGCAGAGCATATTCGCCTAAAGATGCGGATGCCGAGGAACAAGGCCACCTTCAACGCCTACGTGAACGACGCCATTGGCTACGGTCTTGATCCCGAGGTCGTGCTATATCACAGCGAGAACGCATTCGGGACCGCCGATGCCATCGGCTTCGATGAGAAGAAGCATCTTCTCCGGATCCACGACCTCAAGACCGGCGTGACTCGTGTCAACATGGTCCAGCTTCATATTTACGCAGCACTGTTCTGCCTGGAGTACGAGAAGCTGCCCGGCGAGATCAACGTTGAGACTCGCATCTACCAGAACGACGATATTCTGGTCGACACTCCACAGCCCGACGACATCGCCCATATCATGGACAAGATCGTCTGGTTTGACAAGCTCATCGAGGAGATCAAGACCGAGGAGAACTGATGCCCTCCGATATCCTCAAACACTACGGGACTAAGCGCCACTCCGGTCGCTACCCTTGGGGATCCGGTAAGGATCCATATCAGTCCGCCCAGGGCTTCCTCGCCGAGAGAGACAAGCTCAAGGCTCAGGGCATGTCCGAGGTTGACATTGCTAAGGCCTGGGGCATGAGCACCACCGAGTACCGTGCTCTGAACAGTATCGCTCGTGCCGAGAAGAAGGCAGGCGATATTTCTCGAGCATCTCGTCTCAAGGATGCCGGTCTGCCCAACACGGAGATCGGCCGACGCATGGGACTCAACGAGTCCTCGGTTCGTGAGCTTCTCAAGCCCAACGCATCATATCGTAAGGATGAGATCACCCGGGTCAAAGATATTCTGGCCGACGAGGTGAAGCAGAAGAAGTTCATCGAGTACGGTCTCGGCGTTGAGCAGAACCTCCAGTGTTCGTCGACATCTTTGAAGACCGCCGTCGAGGCTTTGAAGGCTCAGGGATATACTACTCACGACGTCAAGGTCAAGCAGGCCAACAGCGATAACTACACCATTCTCAAGGTTCTCGCCCCTCCCGGCACTAAAGCTGCCGATATTCATGCACAGAGGGACAAGATCCGTACTCCTGGTGTGGTCATCGACGAGAAAGGGTTGCTGTCGACCGGGCTTCGCACTCCTAGAGCCATATCTTCGAAGAAGGTCGCCATCAAGTACGCCGAAGACGGCGGTACTGACATGGATGGGGTTATTCTGCTTCGTCGTGGAGTCAAAGAGCTCAGCCTCGGTGGCTCCAACTACGCCCAGGTGCGTATTTCCGTCGATGGAACGCACTACCTCAAGGGCATGGCCATGTACTCGGATGATATTCCGAAGGGCAAGGACCTCGTCTTCAACACCAACAAGAAGAAGGGCACTCCGATGCTGGGCTCCAAGGACCACACGGTCCTCAAGCCCATGAAGGATGATCCCGAGAATCCATTTGGTGCGGTCGTTAAGCAGAAGTTATTTAAGGACCCGAAGACTGGCAAGAAGGAACTGAGCGCACTCAATATTGTGAATGAGGAGGGTAAGTGGGACTCATGGTCCCAGTCCCTGGCCTCACAGTTCTTATCCAAGCAGTCCCCCAAATTGGCCAAGCGCCAACTTCAGGCTGTCCGTGATGAAAAGCGGAAGCAGCTCGATGAGATCATGGGTCTTACGAATCCGGTTATTCGTAAGCGGATGCTCATGTCCCTGGCTGATGACTGTGACTCGGCTTCGGTACATCTCAAGGCCAAGGCCCTCCCGGGTCAAGCCTCTCAGGTGTTATTGCCGATGCCCCATCTCAAGAAGGGTGAGGTATATGCTCCTAACTATCGGGACGGTGACGTTGTTAGTCTCGTGCGTTATCCTCATGGCGGGACTTTCGAGATTCCTACGCTCACTGTTAACAACCGAGGTAAGAAGTCTCGAAGTATTCTTGGCAATGCTAGGGATGCTATTGGGATCCATCCTTCTGTCGCTGAGCGTCTTAGCGGTGCTGATTTTGATGGCGACTCCGTCCTGGTAATTCCCAACAAAGGGAAGACTCGGATTCGTTCCACTGCCCCACTCAAGGGATTGAAGGGATTCGACCCCAAGAGAACATATCCTGGCTACCCTGGGATGAAGAGGATGTCGGATACTCAGACCCAGATGGGTAAAGTGTCCAATCTTATTACCGACATGACTCTCAAGGGTGCCAGTGCCGATGAATTGTCCCGGGCTGTTCGTCACTCCATGGTTGTTATTGATGCTGAGAAGCATAATCTCAACTACAAACAGTCCGAGGTAGACAACGGTATCGCCGCATTGAAGAGGAAGTACCAGGGTGGCGCCGATAAAGGTGCGGCCACTCTTATTTCCAGGTCCAAGGGTCGTAAGTTTGTACCCCATCGCAAGCCACGCAGTGCAGCGAAGGGCGGTCCATATGATCCGGCTACTGGACGCAGGGTGTATGAGGAGACCGGCGAGTCGTATACCAACAAGAAGGGCAAGCTGGTTAAGAAGCTGACCAAGACCACCCAGATGGCCGAGGTCACCGATGCCAGGAAGCTGTCCTCCGGTACACTGATGGAGGGTATTTACGCACAGCACGCCAACGAGTTGAAGGCCATGGCCAATGATATTAGGAAGCGTGCTATTTCAACCCCCGCCATCAAACGAGACCCCCGGGCTGCAAAGGCATACGCCCCAGAAGTTGCCACCCTCCGCGCCAAATTGAACCGGGCCCTCAAGGAGAAGCCCCTAGAGCGCCAGGCCCAGCTGGTGGCACAAGGAGTTGTTCAGAAGAAGCTTGAATCAAATCCTGATTTGACCAAGAAAGAGCGAGCTAAGCTAGAGGCCATGGCCATAGCGACCGCCCGCCGCCGTCTTGGTTACGATAGACATGGCACAAGAGTGGTCCCCACCCCTCGAGAGTGGGAAGCCATCCAGAAAGGTGCTATATCTAACTCAATGATGGAGCATATTCTAGCCAACGCTGACCTTGATACCATCAAGGAGCTTGCTCTGCCTAAGCAGAAGCTTCCTCTTGCAGCTGCTCAGAAGGATCGAATCAAGACTCTTCGATCCAACGGTGCTAACACAGCACAGATCGCTGAGGCATTGGGCATTTCTACAGCTAGAGTTAGGGAGTACCTGAATGGCTAGCCTTCTGTCCATTGTCAACTGTCCATTGTCCTTGAAACGGGGTGTATAGAGCCATGCTACGCCTAGCACTCACTACCGAGGACAATCCTTACGATCCTTTCGATGAGTTCGAAGAGTGGTTTAACTTTGATGTTACTCAAGGTTACCACACCTGTGCCTACCTGGCACGGGTCACTACCACTAGTACTGACCTCACCGAAGCCGATCAACTCGAAGCAACGAATGAAGCGATTGAAGAGATTCTCGAACTCAACTTGACTGGAAACTATCAAGTTGTAGAACGAGAATTCTGACGAGCTTTCGTCCATTTCGTCCATTCTGAACTTCAAAAGAGGGGGGACAGGGTCCGCAAAATGGCCCACCCCCCGTCAT